GGGGCATTTACGAAACGTCAGTTGGGAGGACGAATCTTCTTAGCGTTGGAAAAGTTTGAGCATTGTACTCGCGATTGCCGTCGCGGTTGCTTACTTGATCAACGTAGGTATCATAGAAGTTCTTCCAACGTTTGGGGAAAAGATCATAAAGAACAGGGTCATCGAGTTGTGAGAGATCAGAGAGATTGCGAAAATACGATTCGAGGTAAATCTGCTGCTGAATTGTGATGCCGTATAGATCTTCAAAGAGAATGCGTGTGTTGATGCCAGGTTCGCCTAAGATTAATAGGCCCTGATGATCGCACCGTGCTGCATCTCGGACGATTTGTAAATGGTAGAGATCGAGAAAACGTGTTGCATGTTTGTCAAGGAACGAGAGTACGTCGCACTTATTCGTGAGCCTTAACATGCTGCGAGCTAGTTCAGTTATCATTGGACATCGAGGGTATTGATATGCCATTGACAGTGCTTTGCTTCGAAGCAACATATTTTTGATCGTGGGTCGGGCCGCCAGATATTTAGCGCTGGTCCAGCCGAATGATGAGATGATTTTGAGAGGGTTTCCGATGATCGTTTTATCAGTCTCATCGAATATCATGCCGCAAAAGGACGCATGGGATAGTTTGGTATGTATATCAATCTTGATATCAAGGCCTAACTTGACAAATTCTGCTTTCATCAGGCCAGCTATCTCAGATTGACTGTAAGACGAATCAAAAGTAAATAATCCGTCATCACCTTCCACTACACCACGAGGATTGTTGAGTTGGAGTCGTTTTGCAATATAAAGAAAGAACATTAGATTTGAGAAGCCATTGCCTAGAGACGTGTTCATCTCCCCGCTCATCCTTTTAGCTTCAACTGAAATGTTAAACCATTTGAATTTAATGTTATTGGTCCCTATCAGTCCGTTGTCGAACATAGTTATAAATTCATTTTTCATGGGGTGGTTTCTGAGCATCTCAGTATATAATATTCTCTCGCAGTCGTACTGCCTATTTTTTGTAAAGCTGGATTCGTAACTCGTGTAATCGGTGCAGACATAAAACCGTCCCGGCTCATACATCATGTTATAGATATAATCTGGCCGTTCGGGGAGCGGTACCTTTTTGATAAACCACGGTACAGTGTCTATATCAAAAAGTTTTTCGGTGATGGCTTGGAAATACGGTCCAAGAATTACCTTGCAATCATCGTGTCTGGAGTTGATACACCTTGCATGTTTGTAATCTAAGTAAAACTCATCTTTAAGGAAAGCTTTAACTTCTGTCTTGATCTTGCCACTCTCCATAATATCGTTATGTGCACGAATCAGCTCGGCCTTACGACTTTCGCTGTATGGGGTGTTTTTGATCCAAGTATCAAATGACAGATCACAATTTTCTGCAAGTGGAGTTAGGTTCTTCCGAACCCACATCTTCACAAATTTTCGGAAGTGTTTGTTGGGTCGCTTGCTATGGGGTATGTCTCTTAAAAATCGATATAAAGCTCCTTCCAATGCCGTGTTGCCATTCTGCAAATCAGGGATCGGCATTGAGACGCCTGCAACAGTGGGTCCAAGACAGACAGCCACAGGTGGACGCCTTGCGGCATCCACAGCATGTAGTTTACCTATCTTAACCGTGTTATCAAGCTTCAATTCCCCATCAGGTTTTCCAATTGCCTTCTGAGTGGGTACTTTTGGTAAGGGCACTTCATTCGAGCGATACCCCC